GGGAATAGCAAAACAAGTAATTAAAGAATGCAATACTGATGAATTGTATGAAATCTTTAATTTGGTTATTGCTGAATTAAACGCAAGAAAAACACAAGATGTTTTGAAAGTTCAGCAACAAATCAGAAGTAAAAAGGCGGTGGAAAATTATGCAAGAGTTTAATAGATATAATTTTACGCAAGAAAGAAGTGATTATTTAACTCCACCAGAATTAATTGACAAGTGTTTTGAGATATTAGCAGGCATGGGCATAACAGCAAGTATATTTGCGTTAGATACATGTTGTACGCAAACAAATATACCTGCAATTCATCATTATATTGATGGTATTGAAGATGGACTTAAAAAGACGTGGCACAGATTGAATTATTGCAATCCACCTTATAAATATTGCGATAAATGGGTTAAGAAAGCATACCAAGAATATCTAAATGGCAAAACTACAGTAATGCTAATACCTGCACGCACTGAAACTAAATACTGGCATGAGTATATTTTGCAAGACGGTCAAGCAAATAAATATGATATTAGTGTTTATTTTTTGCGTAAGGGTTGGCGATTTTTAAACCCAGAAAATAATGAGCTGATGGGGGTTTATAAAAATGCATTAGCGATTGTTGTATTTGATGGCAGGGCAAAACAAGAAAAAGAAAAGGCGGTGGCATAGTGGCACAAAACAATGAATTTTTTAATAGATTAAAAGCACAGTATGAAAAAGTTGTAGAACAAAATAAATGTTTACAACAAGAATTACAACCGTTCAGAGATGAATATTTTAAGGATTTGTCTATGGTGCAAATTGCAGAACTTGCAAAATATACATTCAGCACAAAAGCAGAAAATAACAAAATGGCTGATTTGTTAGAAAAAATTTATTTTTCTGAAGTATTGAATGAGGTAAATAAACAAAAAATAGAGGAGATTTTAGCATGGAGATTACTTCGATATTAGAAATTGTATTAGGTATTTTATTGATTGGGGCATTTTTAGGCTTTGCATATTGTGAATGGCAATCAGCAAATGAAGATGATTTTGATGAATATTATGACGAGGTTTATGAAGAATATAAAGAATATTAGAAAGAGGGTAAGTAATAATGGCAGAATTTGAAGAAAATATTAAAAGCGAAAAAGAAGTATTAAATTTTTTTAGAAATTTAATTAAACAAGACCCACAACAATTTAAAGAGAGTATGCAAGCGACTGATTTTATACAACGCGCACGAGTATTAGCATTTTTGCAAGTGCGTGATAGTGAAGTGTATAAAAAAGCACAAGAAATATTAAATGAGGTGTGTAATGAATAATGATATAGACGTAAGCAAATGTAAATATTATCGTCCTTTTTATTTTATAGAGGATACAGGTATAGAGCATTATTGTGATGACAGTTATTTAACTTGTACTGGAAGTGATGATTGTTATTATCAAAAGTTACAAATAGAAATTCAGCAAAAAGAAAAATATAAGAATTGCCTTAAAAAAAATAAAAGCAAGGGTTCTCCAAGAGAACGCAGACGAACTCTTAGAATGGATTGTCGAAACAATCGAAAGTGTAGGTGTGTAATAGCAAGATGTGAATATAAATATTGCAAATATTGTGTAAAGCCTACATTCAATGAATATGGGAAATTCTTATATGGTAACTGTAAGAAAAAACGAGGAGATGTATTTTACAAATATTGTTATGACAATGAGTTAAGAAGTTATCACATAAATTATTAAGGAGTAAGAATGAAACTAACAATAGATTATCTTACAAATGAAATAATCAAATGGGAAAATCTGTATGGACAAGCATATACATATTGTTATGATGAAACAGGTAGCATAAGAAATGACATAAGTATAGATGATAGAATGTTTGATTACTTACAGCAAGCTAAGATGGTATTACAGGTATTAAATAAAGTGAAAAGAAATAGAAATAAACCAGTTAAAAGACAAGAGATAAGAAAGTATAAAATTACAAGAGGTGTGTAATGCTAACATTTAATCTAAAAAAAGAATGGTTTGAAAAAATCAAACGTGGTGAGAAAACTCACGAATATAGAGAAGTAAAGCGGTATTGGTTAAAGAGAATTACTAAAGTGTTAGATAAGCACGCTCAAGAATATACACTGCTTTATAATGATTTAGGTGGAAGGACAACTATTTACATAATTTTTGTTTGCGGTTATGCACCTAAAGAAGATAAAACCAAAAGGTTAAAAGCGAAATTAAAAGATATAAAGATAATCAACGGCAAAGAAACAGACCTTAAAATTGACAAACGAGTATTTGACATAGAATTTGAACTAATATAGGAGGAAAAATGAAAATGGATAGTAGTTTAATAAATAGAATATTGGCTGTAATTACATCAATTATATGTGTGCTTCTATTGGAGAAATACCACGTGAATGGTGGTTGGGCATTTTGGGTTGGTGTATTATGGGTAATTGGAATGTCATTTTTATTTGAACTAATAAGAGGAATTGTAGGAGAGTAAATGACAGATTCGGAGATAATAGAGCTTATAAGGTATATTGCAATATTGAGAAGCAGAATTAAGGAATTGCAGGCAGAGATACACAGGCTAGCAAGAAAAATGGAGGTTATTCGAAATCCCAAGCGTTAGCTGACATTTTTCTAACGAGTTTTGCTGTATGTTTTTTTGTAAGGTGAGCATAGATTTGAACTTGTTGCAAGTTTTTATGCCCCATAAGTTGAGCTATCTCTAAGAGCGTTGCTCCATTTTTCGCCAAATAAGAAGCGTACGTATGTCGCAAATCGTGGAAACGGAAATTTTTTATAGTCGTAGTTTTCAAAACATTTTCAAAAGCTCCTTTTAAGTAAGCGAGCTTTTCTTGTTTTTTGTTCAGGAAGATGTAACCTGTAGTGATGTTGTATTTTTCTAGGTATTCTGTTATTTTTTCTCCGACTTTATCGTAATATGGCACACCTCTATTTTCTCCGTTCTTTGTTTCTAGGAAATGAACCATATTATTTATGAAGTCGATATTTTCAACGGTCAGATTCAGAATTTCAGAATATCTGCCCCCCGTAAAGGCTGCTAAAATAACAAATAGGTATAAAGTATCGGAATGTTTTTTACAAGCTCCTAGAAGCTCTTTTCGCTCGTCATCACTCAAAAACCTTACTACACCTTTACCTTTACGAGGTTTTTCAACAATACTCATAGGATTTTGAGGTAGAACCTGCAATTCTCTAACACCGTATCTCAAAACTGCAGAAAGAGCGAACATATATTTTCTTATAGTGCTGTTAGATTTTGTTTTGTGATTTTTGTATGGTTTGTCGGGTGGTTCAGCTGCGAGCAAATTTTTACAACGAGTTAAGACACTTGAATTAATATCATCAAGCAGAAGATTTCCAATTTTCTTTCGCCACCAATCGTACATAACTTTGTATTGATGTGGTTTAGAGTATCTTTTTGGAGCTATGTTTGTTTCGAAGTCTGTAATAAGGTCGTCAAGGGTAACAATCGCTTTGAGTTCTTCGACAGTTTCAACCTTGCTCCAGTTACCTTTACGCAGTTGAACTTCTACTTCTTCTGCCCAAGTTTTTGCAGCTGTTTTATTGTCGAAAGTTTTATAGATAGGTTTGTAACCTTTCTTTCTGACAGTTACTTGAATTTTTTTCCCCTTTTTTGTTGAAGTTTCTTTGTAGGTAGCCAATATTTTTCACCACACTTTCACCACACTTTTTTTGAAAACGTACGAATAATTACAAATATAATAAAACAACAAAAAAGGCTAAAAAGCAAGTATATATGTATTTTTATTTACTCAAAATTATTCTCACTTAATCAGAACAAGTAGGAGTTAATAACTTAATATCCTCGTGTTTATTTAATGTTGCTGATTTCAAATTGGCAACTTTTTCTTTTGTATAGGGGATTTTCAGGTTTTGTACAGCTTCCAAAAAAGTGCATTTTTTGATTTTCACCACACTTTCACCACACTTGCAAAAATTTTTCCTTTTTTCTCAATGTCTTTTTGTTTCATTTTATCTCCGTTATTTTTATTAACTCATCTATAAGAAAAAGGACTTAACCACAACCACAATGGCTAAGTCCAAACAGAAAGGATTGTCAACTATAATTTGCTATAATACCACTTTGCCTTATTCCTTATGTAATTCCCGACTTCTGATTGAAGCACGCTTGGATAAGGTGGTAGGTATATAATATCGATTTTTCCATAAGATGATGTTTTCGGGTTTTTCTGCCCGAACTCATAATGCGTCATAACAGTATCAGGAGTAATCGCTATATTGTATTTTTTTGCAAGTTCTGCAATCAATTTGAATGTACGCTCACATTGAACCTGTTTAAGTGGATATTTCCCTATGTTGTTTTTGTTAGTAAATCCGTACATACCACACATAGAAATTCCAATAGCTCCAGTATTTCCACCGCCACAATGTGCAGCATAATTTCCGTCATTGCAATTTTCATTGTCTGTAACTTCGTGCTTACCTTTAACAACAACTCCGTCCCCATTCACCAAGTAATGATAATGTTCATAATCAGTGTTGCAAGGTTGATTTGTTCCTGCTGTCCAATGTACAATAATTTTTTTCATAAAGAACCTCTCTTTCTATTTTATTCTCCAGTAGTATTCAGTTAAGTAGCTTGCTGCGTCAAAAATGTGCATTAAGAATTTTTTATCTCTGTCTTGCTTAATTTGGTGTATTGTCGGAACGTCTATAATTGACGTACCCTCTTTGTATTTCAAATTATGAATATTTTTCAGAAGATATTTGCACTTTTTATCAACAAAAAGCCTATTTAATCCACTTGCATTTTTAACCCTTGCATTAAAGGCAGCAATTCTATTTGCTACAGGTGGATTATAATCTCTAAGATTAAATTCAAAATCTTTGTATCCGTAATCTTTGAGAAGTTGTCGCATTGTTGCATAGTTTGTAAATTCTGATTGAGTGCTTCTGTTATCGCCCGAAGCGTCCCCACAAATTACAATCTTTCCTTTATGTTTCGGATATCTTCTCAAAAATTCCTTGAAACATATTTCTGTAGTCGCATTTTCCACGACAATTTCATCAAAGAAGTAAACGTTTTCCTCGTCCTTGTGAGCAACGCACCACATCATAGGATCTACGTTGAAGTCGCAAGTCAGATAAAGTGGTAACGTGTCGCAGTAATTAAGTTTCTTGATATTTTTATCAGAAAATCCCTTAACGACAAGTCCACTGTTATAGTCGCCAAATTCTCCGAGAACGTTTATTCTATAATATTCTTCATCAAAACTGTCTTTCATAGACTGGACGTAATGTTTTGGAAGATAAATATTGTTCGTAGTCGGAGCAATAATCAATCTGTAGTTTGGCAATTTATTTTCTACAAATCGTTCATAAATCCAACCTTTATCAGGTTGAGGGTTGGTATGTCCGAATAATCTGTATCGGAAATTTTCCCAATCCTTGCCCCTGTACGTGTTTCTCAAACGTCCTAATAATTGGTTTAAGGTACTATCACCAATTTGGGACGCTTCCTCAACTTCTGCCCAGTGCAAGTTCAAAGACTTGAATTTTTCAGGATTGTCGAGTTGAGAAAACAGTATTTCAGAGCCATTTTTGAATTTTATAATTTTATCAACTTTATTATAAGTATAATGTTCGCCCTGTTTATAGCCTAACGCTTCCAAGTGTTCCAAATATGAAACAAGTGTAGTTTTTCTAACAAGTTCATATTCTTTCGCTCCAACAAGTCCTCTACTTCCTGCGTATTTCTTTGCAAGAAGTATTCCAAGCAAAGAACCACACCAAGTTTTTCCGCTTCCATACCCACCTTGATATATTGCTACATCAAGTTCGTGCTTATGTGGAATTGTCATAAATTCCACCTGCTTATCTAATAAATTATATTCCCTCGCTTCTCTCCTTTCATTACACACGTATTTTGTGAGCCATTCATTACCCTACAAAAATATTTGTGCGTAATTTTCGCTTCAAAAAGTTACACAAATTATTCCAAAACTAATTGTCCGTTGCGTTTAACGATTTTACATTCCAAACCGTCTTTTTGATAATATTTTTGGATTAAGTAAATTAAAGTTCCTGATGATGTGAATATAACGTGAGGCACTCCCTCGCTATAAAATTCAAATCCTATACGATTTTTAGGTTTCCCTTGCTTATCGGCAAATTTAGACGGTTCAATTCTGTAGCCTGTAATTTTTATCGGACGGTCTAACCAATCCTCTACCCTTACACTGTTTCCCTCTAATTTTCTGATGTTTTTGTCGTTATCTGTTGCAATGTCTGAAAATTTTGTCATTATATCTCTCCTATATTCTAAAATTTTTGTACTTTTAATAAAGTTGAAACTATCTGCCCATTTAATCCAACCGAGCGTTGAATCAATTATTGACCTAAACCTATCGAGAGTAATTCTTCCCTCGATTACTTGTGCGACTGCTCTAGGTATTCTCCGTTTAACTTTCTTGGCTGTACTTTTTCTTACAAGGTTGTATTTTCTGAAATGTCTATATCCCATAAAGTCCACCCCTCTTTTATACGTATAGATGTCGCATTTACTCAACTCCAAATCGAGAACGTCTTTAAGAAATTTTGTTATTTTATATTTCCAATCTCTTAGCCTTTTCTTGTCGTTATCGAATAATAAAAAGTCATCACAATACCTTATGTATGCTTTACATTTCAACGTTTCAAGAATATATCTATCTAATTCTTTTAAGTAGAAATTTCCGAAGTGTTGGCTTGAGAGATTTCCTATAGGTATATTTCTTATTCCTGGAAACGAAAATATAATATCTCGGAGCAGTGCAAGAAGTCTTTTGTCTTTGAATTTTCTTGTAATCAGCTTATACAAAATATCTTGTCTAACGGACGGATAAAAATGGTGGATATCCATTTTGAGAACATAATCATATTTATTTATATATTCTGTGGTTTTTAAAGACGCTTTGTGCATTCCCCTATTCTTGATACAAGAATAAGTATCTTTTGTGAGCATTGCGACCAAAATATCTTCCATCACATTGATTATTGCCCATTGAGCTACTCTATGCTTAAACTCAAGAACATAAATTGTCCTTTTCTTAGGCTCATATATAATCTTGGTCTTATATTCACCTGTCCGATATGTTCCGTCTATAAGTTCCTTTTGGAGTATTTTTAAATTTTCTTCTAAGTTACTTTCATATTTTATCACCTCTTTATGTGTTCTTTTATGTCTTGCAGCCTTGTAAAAAGCTGTTTTTAGATTTTCCATTGAGCAAATTTTATCGAATAATTGCCCGTGCCTTTTCACCATATATTTTTGTTCCTTCCCTCGCTTTCGGGGGAATAATCCCCCTACTAGCAAAGTGTCTGTCTATCGCAGTGTATTTTACCTCACCCTTTCGGGAATTTCGGTAAGGATATAGGTTCAGCCATTACGTATTAGGTAACGTATCACACCACGCCCACCGTTGTTCGCATTGGTAGTCGAACGCGAATTGTTCGCATTCCGAGAACGTGAACCGCAGGACGAAGAATTGTTCCAATTCCCACCTGCTTTAAGGACGTGCAACCTATACCCTGAATTTTTGAGTATAAAGAGCTTTCGTAGCCTAAAAGCTCAATGTCTTATTCATCTAATAAAGGCTACACATAATGAATAAGAGGATATACCACCGTTGTATATCTTTCCCTATTTCCCAACCAACCCAACCAAATCTTGTTTATACTCTCAAAGGTTGGCTCACACCACGCCCAGCGCTGTTCGCCTTGGTAGTCGAACGCGAATCGCTCGCACCCCGAGAACGCGAACCGCAGGACGAAGAATCGTTCCAATTCCCACCTGCTTTAAGGACGTATGGAGTTCCATAAGTTTTACCACGTGCGTCAGAGCCGTCATAACTGTTAAATCCACTTCCGCCAGCTGCTGCAATTTCATCAAGCCATTGCCATAAGTATCCACAACATTCTTCAATGAAATAACCGCTAATCATACGTTTGCCAGATGTATCAGTATGACCGCCTGTAGTTTTTGGACTTGGTGCAGCACTTCCATAAATTGCCGTCTTTTGGTTCGAACCCTCTGCAAATATAGTGAAATCATTATCTGTAGCGAGTTTTTTATTCACTAATTGCAAATCCCATTGATGGTTTATTGGTTGCCTTGTATCTGTTACAGTTGCACCATAAGCAGATTTTGTAGATGTGCCAGTTCCTGATTGCAAATAAATATCTACCCATTTGTCAATTTTATCTACATAAACCATTCCCTCAGGTTCAGAAATTGGTCTGTGAGATAAACACCAAACAGAGTTTGGAATAATATCGCCTGCATTATATCCAATAGCAGGGTGAGAACTCCAAATATCATTATCTGTCAACGCAGGAGCGTTTGCAGATGTTACAGCCATACAAAGAGTATGGAAGCCACCAATTTTTCTTGAATTGCTAGAAGTGTATCCAGTAGGATAAGTGCTATTCAATGAAGCCTTTAACTCAACGGATTTTACAACTTCGCTAGATTCTGAATTTACTTCATCTTTGGCAACTGCATATAGATAATAATCCGTACCTGCAGTAAGTGAAGAAGCCCCAGTATCCATAATTTCGTAAATGTTATAATTGGTATCTTCTTTAACTTCTAAATATCTGATATCATCTTCGCTAACTTCCAACCTGATAACAGTTCCTGCCTGCAATGTAATCAAATTCTTAGATGTTGATTTGATAAACATATTGTCAGTTTTTGTGAAGTTCAAATCAGGCATAACCTGATCTGAAACGGTATCAAGTGTAGTGTTGATATCTGAAATATTACTGTTGATAGTTACAGTTTCCTGTATGTTAGAATTTATCGCCTGTCTAACTGTTTCAAAGTTTTGATTTACTTCTTCGGGACTTGCAACAGTACCATACCCGAATTGTATTAAACTTGTTATTACTGCCCTAATTACACCTCTTTCTTAGTTAAGTTTGCAACTCTAGTTTTCAAAAGGTTGTAAACCATTTGTGTAAGAGTTTCTATGTTACCGATAAGATATTTTCTGATTACCCATTTTGTGAAAATATTAAGGCTCAATTTATCAAGAGCTGTATTTGCCCAAGTCGTAACGACATTGTCTAATTTTGCCTTTTTTTCTTCATTGTTCAATTCTGAATCAATCAATGCGATAATTTGTGCTTCTGTTAGTCCTACAAAGTTTTTGATGTAGTCTGCTGCTGTTGTCATAATTTCTCCTCCTTAATTTAATTCTGCCAACTCTTTGCGTAATGCTTCTGCTTGCTGTTCGTATTTTTCTATATACTCACTATCCCCACTTCTAATAGCTCTGATAGATTTAAGGTCTAGTGCTTCAAGCTCTTGTTTAATTTCTGCAATTCTTGCTTTTGTTTTTTCGATTTCTTGTTTATTTTTTTTTGTTAATTTGTTATCGATATAAAAATAAACATTTTCATCATCTACAGAAATTTTGTCGTTTTCTTCATTCGAAAGTGTCAAATAAGGTTCGGGAATATCCATTGTTTCAGGATATGCCTTGCCTAGTTCTCCAGTTTCCTTGTCGTATCTTCTTTTAATCATTTAATCAGCTCCTCTGCTTCTTCAACGGTGAACCCTAGCCTGAATAATTCAGCGTTTTTGTCCTCTACTAATTCTTGTTGAATTTTTTCATCATCAGTTTCAACTACTCTGTGTGTGTCATCACAACACTCCTCGTCGTCAACTATTGCGACATCTTGCCAAATAAAACGGTTTTCTAATAACCTTTTTATTTCTGCTTTTGTTTCTTCGGGATATTCAGCCAAGCAATTCTGAAAATCCTGTTTTGAGTTTAGATGTTTTGGAAATCCTCTCATTTTTTCGTCCTTTCTACTTTTGTGTCATAATCTCGTACATCTTATCAATTTTCTGCTGCATTGCAGATAATTGGCTTTTTAAGTCATTGTATTGCTCTTTTGTGGAGTATGTTTGTGATACATCTTTCAGAATCTCTCTGTGTTTAATCTCCAATTTTTCGGGAGTTACAAACAGATTCCATTGAAAGATAATCGAAATCACCACTAATGCAATAGGTGCATATTTAATTGCCGTTTCTTTGTCCATTTCCTAATCTCCTACTTTTTCTTCATATATTCTTTGTATGCTACTTCATATATACGTTTTTGCTCATCAACAGGAAGATGTCTTTTTCTCATCTTATCTGTTATCTGTTGAATTTTTGCTCTGTCGTTGTTTTCCATAGCTTCTACGTAACTATGCTTAAACCTTAAAGAATTATCTGTACGGTATTTTGTTAATGCTTTCTTTTTCGCATTATTGATTTGCTCGGGTGTCATACCGTCTTGGTATGCTCTGTTACCGATTTTTTGGAAAACATCTTCTTTTTTATTTTCTCTATAGGCTTTGTTATAAGCTCTCATAGTTTTGCCGTATGTCATACCTTTAGAAGTTTGAGCAAACATATCCCACGCACTTGCGTCGTGTTTTTCGTCAAGCGATTTACTTATTACAAACGGCATAGCACTTTTGGCAGCAGTTTTACCCATACCCTTAACCAAATCCATACCCTCTTTTCTTTGAGCATATTTGCCATACCCTTGCCAAATTTCCTGATTGTAGTAAACATCTTCGCTTTTTCCAGTTAGCATTTTAGCAATATCGGCAGGACTTATTCCAAGAGCAGTTTGCGAAATTGCGTTTAAGATAGAAGCAGATTTACCACCAAATTTATCTATTGGACTTGAAACCATTTCGGGAACTTCTCTAAATTGTTTTCCAACTCTTAAATATCTAGCTGAATTGTCTTTGTTTCTTCCAATAAAGACGTAAGGAAAAACCTTATCAAACATTTTATCATTTGGTGTAGAGTTTGCCCAAATTGTGTAATCAATAGGTCGCATTACCTTTGGATAACGGTCGGGATTTTCTTTACGGTCTTTTTCTCTGAAATAAGCATTTATCAAGTTGTAAATTACTGCCGAATATATAACAGTTCTTAAGAAAAATGCTCTTGCAGCTTTTCCTCTTATACCACTTGCATTATCAGAACCTTTAACTCCTAAACCCTCTGCAACTTTCTTTGTAAAATCCCAAAATTTAGTGTCTTTACCCGTGAAAATGTTGCCCAAAGCCTTGCTATCAAAAAGTCCCATACTTTGACGTATTGCTGAAAAGTTCCAGTCAGGAGAAAGAAGAATTCTGCCTGCTGTTTTCACAGTGGATTTTTTAATGCCTAATAGTTCCCAAGCCTGTCCCCCGAAGCTATCGTTTACCCATTGAGCAATCTCTCTACGTTGAGCTTTTGTGGTGTTTTCTACACCCCCCTCATTATTAACTAGGTATTCATAGGCTCTAACTTTGTACATTGTATGTAAACAATCCCAAAGAATTTTGTTATTAGCTTCTACAGTCCCCCTCAAGAAGCTACCGACAAAAGGTACTTTTCCAAGAAATTCTTCTACTTGGTTACGATTCATATCTGCTTGAGGAGTTCCGATTTGTAAACCGTCCTCCATTCCTTGTTTAACTATTTTTTCGTTCTTAAATACTTCATAATTACCGTTTTTAACAGAATCGTACATTTTCTTGAAGTTTAATTCAGAAGTTGTGTTTTTTAATCCAACGTTTCCTGCAGCACTTTCGGACAATGCATAGCCGTGAAAACCACTAAATCCTAAAGTAGTTTGTTTTAACATTCCGTTTATGGTGTCATAGGCTTTCCAAAACTTATTGTCAGATTTCTGCACTTCAAATATTGCACTCACTTGTGGTGCAATAGCAGGGTGAACCTTTACACTTTCTTTTCTTAAAATTAAATCATCATTCTTTGTAGTTCCTGCATATACAGCTTTGTTCAACGCAGGGTGAGTTACCTCTACCCAATCGCTTGGAGCTTTAGAACGAGCCATTATTAACGGTTTACCGTCATATTTCAGGTTCTTTAATTCTTCTGCAAGAGTTCTATCGTGTGTAGCTTTGATTAAATTATCAGAAGATGTCTTTAATATTTCTGCATAGTCTAAGGTTTTAGGCTTGAAATATACCATTTCTCCATTTATTTCAAAGCCGTCAATACCTCTAACTAAAGTATCGATAGTTCTTGTTTTCGCAAACTTCGAAGATGTTGTGAAGTAGTTTGTCATTAAGGATTTTTGCTTTTTATCCAAATCCCAAATATGTGAGATATGGTTTTCTATCCCCTCTGCGTCAGCTACTCCATTTGTTGCTTCATAGTTTTTATAATATTTATCAAAATAAGAAGATACGCTGTCTGCAAGGTCGGTTAATCTTGCTTTATCTGCACCTGATAATTTGTCAAAGAATTTTTTCAAGTCAGGTCTATTCAATTTTTCAGGCAAATTGGTACGTTCTCTCAAAAATGGCATAATCTCTCTTACCATTTTGTCAGAAACTTTTATCCCCAATTTTCTGCTAAATTCTTTTGCCGTACCTTTAGTGGTCTGTATAAAAGAGTTTAATTTTTTATCTACATCAAACCTATCTTTTCCTATATCTCCGTGCCACTTATAGACTTTATCAAGTCCTTTTTCTCTTATTTCGTTGTTTTCTTCGTATTCTGGCTCGATTGAGTATTCTCTTTGTGAAGAACGGTTCTGTGAATTTGTTCCCAAACTCCACTTTTTAAATCCTCTACTATTAGCCGACAAGCTGCTTGGAATTCCTTGTCCGTAGCTAGATCTTGTTGTGTATCTTTCTGCATATTTTTCTCCTTGTATTCTTGCTTGTACTTCGAACTGTGCGTTACGATATGCTTCATATATAGCAATATGCCTGTTGATTATAGCTCTTTTTTTAGGTTCAACATTGCTTACAGCCTGAATCATTTCTTTTTCAGATGTAAACTCTTGCTTATAAAATTCATCAATGATATTCTTATGAGCTTTATAGAAACGTTGGTTATCCCTATTTGCTCGTTGACAAATATTGTAATGTGCAATGATAGTTCTTTCTTCCCCAGTCCACGTATGTCGTGGTTTACTCAATATTGATTGACATACTTTTGTTTGTCTTGCGTGTTCAACTTCGTGGGCTAAGGTTCTAACAAACTTATAAGGATTGTTTCCTATCGCTTTTAAGTTTAACTCAATTACTTTAGCTTTTCCACTATGTGAACCTTTGTTACGATTATTTGTCGTTTTCATTTCGACAATTTTATAATCGCCTGCAATGTCGCTCAACATTTCCCCGACTTCTTTTGGAAGATGTTTAACTAACTCATTAACTTTTGCTCCTTTTTGCACCTTTTCATAGACTGGTGATAAATCGAAATCTTCAATCCCACTTTTTTCATTTTCTTTTTGCATAAAGTCAGGAATATCGATATCATTCGCTTTATCATCTGAATATAGTTTTTCTGTTTCGTCTGAAAAATCCTTAATCAATTCGTCAATACTTTTCGGATTTCTACGCTCATTTTCATAGTCAACAGAATATTCCTCGATTTTTTGTCTTTCCAATTCTTCGAGTTTTGTGAGTTCTTCCTCAAATTTATTCTTTTGAGCTTCTACGCTTTCTGCAGAGTCTTTGCCCTCGAAATCGTATCCATTGTATTCGATTTGAGCTTTTACGTTTTCAAGAGCTTTTTTGTTAGCTGCAAGAGATTTTTTTTGGTCTTTTAGACGTTCCTCTTGCCAAACTGGTAATTCTCCTTTTTCTTTTTTGGTCTGCATTAGCTCGTCTATTTCTTTTTGGAAATATTTAATATTATCCTCATATCTTTTGAGCTTTTCTTTGTAATCCCTAACGGCATTTTCTCTAGCTTCGAGTTTTTTAATCTCAAAATTAATATTATCTTTTTTAAGCAGAGTGTACATTTTAGCTCTCTTAACAGGGTTTGAAATCATTGCGATTTTTTCTTCTTCTGTTTCAAGGTCTGCGTTTTCGATATATTCTTTATCCGAACCCATTAAGTCGTTTAATCTCTTAATTTTTTCGTCCAATTTTTGGAACATAAAACTGTCAGAAGAATTTTTAAGCAACGGAACAACAACTCTTACATTTTTGTATGAGTTTCCTTGTCGCCACATTCTACCGACTGTTTGAACGTAATCTGTTGGATTCCATTCAACGTATGGCATATACAAAGTAGAAGTATTTTTGTTTAAATTCATACCTACTTGGATTTTTTGTGTTCCAATTACAAGTTTTATATCCCCCTCTCTATCATTGAAAGAATCTGTTATTTTTGATATTCTAGCTTCTTCTTTTTCAGGATTAGACAAAGCACTATCAGCACTTATAATTGCGATTTCATTGTCTTTATATACACCTTTATTGACTAAATATTGCTTGATTTTATCAAGATATTTAACACCTATAGGCATATACATTAGCTGTGAAGTTTTTGCGTCTTTATTTTTCATAGCTTCAACGCAACGCATAATATAATCTAACTTCGGAGAATTTTTAATGAATTCTTCAGGAGATACATTATAATTATTATTTGCAATATCAGGAGATATTGAAGCTGTACGTCTTAGGCTCAAGGATTTGAACATAGCACCCTCAATATCTTTGCTCATAGCTAATTCGTCTGCTTGGTCAAAAAGTGCCAACTGTTCATCTGTAGGATCTAGTTTCTGTCTTGTAACTGATTTGCTAGGTCTTACAACTCCTGCTTCATCTGCAGTTCTTATCAGCATTGCAGAGTTTATAATTTCTCTTAATGCTCCTGCATTCTTGAATCCTAACTCGACTTGTTTTTCTACAGGATTATTATTAGCGTCCAAGACAATATCAGAAGTAACATCTATAAAGTTTTCATTGAATTGGTAAACGTTGTACAAACCCATTTTTTCTAGTTTGTCTTTTGCCAAATATGAAAGCATATTGAATACTTCTAATGATTGGTTATTGAAAGGTGTAGCCGTCAACATAAACACGTTTCTGTTGTTATTTTCTTTCAAAATATGTTGAGTTAATAAGAACATTCTAAGAGCTACTTTTGACTGTCTGCCCCCTCTCATATTAAAATAACTGTTTGTCCCTTTTGCTGCTCCACCTGCAGTTTTTTCTTGTGAATCTGCTTTTGCGTCCTCAAACAAATTCTTACCTGCGTGAGCTTCGTCAAAAGTAACGTGGTCAAATCCCAAATCTTCAAGAGTGTATTTTTTCTTATTGCCCTCTAGTGCCTTTCCGACCATTTTTGCGTAACGTTCTTTTGTTGCTTCCATACCTCTTTTGGTAATTTCTTTCCCAAAGTCGTTTCCAACAGCATAAATCATATCGGTAAGCTCATCATTAGTTTTGTCGTACCAAATATTATCTAACGCTTGATATGTTGCAAGAGTAACAGTACCTTCCTCTACTTTGCCATTCCATTTGCTCAAATTGTCAACGTCAACAACTTTAACGTTCGGAAAAGTTTCTGCAAATTCTTCTTTCCAATTCTTTTTCAAGTTTTTAGGAATAACGATTAAAGGCTTTTTACATCTTCCCATTTGCATATTCTGAACAGTAGATATAATACCTGTTAAGGTTTTTCCTACACCTACTTCGAAGCCGATTAAACCAACACCTTTATTTGCTAAGAAGTTTATACCCTCTATTTGAGTTTCTTTCAATTTCAAATCTGAGCCTTTAAATTTTGCGTTCAAATCTTTTACCAACAAAGGCATTTTTGTATAATCAGGGTTATAAATACCGTTGAAATGTCTATTCCAATCTTCGACAAGTCTGTCTTTAACATCTTTATCAAGAGATTTTGCGACGTAATTACTAAAGTGTTTTTCAACAGTATTTTTCAATTTTGATAATCTTTTTGAATATTCTCTCTTATATTCAGGACTTTTTGCAGGGAAATTTATATTAAATCTAACTCTTTCTCCTGATAAATAGGCTCTCATATTGTAGCTACTGTAGTCATCTCTCCAACCATTACTAGGTATTTCTTCAAGATAATCAAGGAAGCCTTGAACTAATGGACTTCTTTTTGTTCCCCAACGTGGAGCTTCTGCCTTATCCAAATCAAACTCTTGAATAAAATCACTTGTAGGATTAAATCTTATATCTTCTGCTTTTTTAGGAGTAGGCAATACAGATTCCAATTTCTTGCGTTGGATTTCTTTTTGAGCTTCTGAAATATCTTCAGTTTTCAATTTGTCTAATTTTTCGTAAATATCACCTTGCAAATAGTTGAAATCATTATACAATTCGCCATTGAATTGGTTAATCTTTTCACTAGGTTTATATTTATCTTTTGGCAAAGTTCCGTCTATTTGAGTATCCTTAAACGTTTCGTAGTCTGCACTGTCAATTTGCACATCAGGCTTATAAGTTTCGTATTCAACATTACCTTTAGCTTCTGTTTTTGGTGTAGTTTTAGCCTTTTGAGTAGCCTTTTTTTCTACAGTTTTTGGAGCAAGTTTTTTAATGGTTTTCTCTGTACTTGTTTCTTTAATATCTTTTTTAGACGTGTCTATACTGTCAACGGCATTTTTGTCGCCCTTGACTATGTCGCTTCCCCATTGACCTTTGCCTTTTTCTACTTCTCCCAAGATTTTTTCAGGGTGTTTTTCAAACCATTTGTCGCTAAATAAATTGCTTTCAGTCGCTCCCCCAGTTTTCTTTCTTAGTACAATAATATCTGTGCCAATAGAAGTAGTATCAAAAGTATTGTTTGGTAATCTGTAAGCGTCTAACAAAGTGCATTTATTAGCAATTTCTAGCTTTCCACTCTTTCCACTCAAAAAACTACTTGGAACGATAAACGTCATAATTCCGTTATCTTTAAGAGTATCAAGTCCTCTGTTAATGAAATATGCTTCTAATCTTTTGTAGTTTTTGCCCTCAATGCTTTTATAAACTCCGTTATAATCGCCATAAGGTGGATTACCGATTACGATATCGTATTCAGGAGTTACATTTTTGACGGCTCTATTATTCGATTTGTCGATAAATTTTTCTTGAAATTCTCCTGTAGTTACATTTGCATTCGGATAAAGAATTTTTGCAATTCTTGCACTAACTGGATTCATTTCTACTATGTCGAAATTTTCACCTTGATTAGAATTTTCCAAAAATCTTCCGATACCTGCAGACGGTTCAAGAACTTTTGCATTTTTTGTGTCAATATATTGGGCTGTCAAATCCCACATTTTATCAACAATATTTTTTGGTGTGTAGTATTCGCTCAATAAGCCTTTACCCTCTGCTCCTTGTTTTTCTAAACCACCTGCTCCTGCATATTTTTTTAACCAGTCTTTAACTTCTTGTGGCATACGAACAGAGCCTGCGTATTTTTTGTATTCTTCATTGTTGATGTAATCTTCAATAGCCTTGTTAAGCTCGTGTTGGTTTTTGTATTCTTTCTCGATAATTTCCTTATCCTTTGGGCTTATTCCTCGTCCATTAGAAACGCTAGGCTGTTGTAGTTCTTCTTGTCCGTTTCCTCGAAGTACCTCTCTAGCTCTGGATTGTTCTTTTTCTGTTCCTCTAACTCCTGTTTCTGCTTTTTCATTCGTTTTTGATACATTTTGTCGTCTTTCATCAGTTGTTGTAGGTTCATTTTTACCCTCGCTTTCTTTTATATTTGTAGATTGTTCCATTTTTGGCACATCAGCAAACTTGGCTTCTAAATCCTTGTTGCCAAGCATAATCGGCATAACTACTCCAATATATTCACCATTTTTCATTACTTTATATGGATTGTACATATTTTTTTCGTCTGCGTATAATTCAATACCTTTTTTGTCTAACAAATATTTATCGTTAATTGCTGTGTATCTAGCTTCACCGTCAGGAGTTTTATATTGGAAAATTCTCCCTTTTACCTTATGTCTGTTAATCATAAATTCATTAGCTTTTCCAATATCTTCTAACTTGATAGAATTATTTTCTGCTTTTCCCATAATTTCGTTGGCATTAAAATCGCCATTTTTAGGCTTTGTGCTTTTTGTATTCTGATGATTTACAAAACTAGACTTAAACATTGCATTTCCGTCAGTGTGGTAAATTTCTCCTGCAGAATCTGTAGCGACAAGATATTTATCACGTTGAGTGTATCTCAATGTAGGTTTCTTGGTTGTTTTAGTCGTCTTTGTCTTTTTCGCAGCAGGACTAACCATATCGCCCACTTGGTCGGTATGGTTTTCATTATTAACGACTGGACTATTTGAGCTTGTTTCAGAGGCTTGCCCAGTACCGTTGTTTTCCTGAATTTTTTCAACTGTTTTTGGTGCAATTTTTGCAATCGGATTGTCCTTTTTAAAACTGTCCTCTTTTTGCGTAAATTCGCTTGTTTTTGCACCGTAAGTATCTTGATAAATCTCCCTATTTTCTACTGTAGGATTTTTCACATAATTGTTGTATGCTTCTATCACCTCATCTTGTGCCATTGCGTAGTTATGAGCGTTTGTGTCGCCTTTTGCTTTAGCGTCATATTTGAACTCTTGCTTTTGGATTAGTTCTTTTTCATTCGCCTTGTAAGTAGAAAAACTTTCATCAGCACTTGGAGCTATAATCTCATCACTGTCAACGTTACGAAACTCTCCATTTTCTCCGACTTCGAATACTTCGCCCTCGCTAGACTTGACTATATCTCCTTTTTTGAAATTGTTTGAAGATTGCTCTATCTTTGCTGTTTCTTTTTCTACAGTTTTTGGAGCAAGTTTTTTAATTCTGTCGATTACTTCTTTTTTTGCTTTTTCTTGTTTTTCGTTGCGAACAGAATTATCAAAAGCACCTGCATTATTTTTAGCAGTTTCTCCACTTTCGGTTAAAAGTTTCTGAACTCTGTTTGGTCTTGCAGGAGTTTTAAGTTCTCCACTTTCACCCATTACAAAGTCTGTTCCTACTTTTTGAGTACCTATTTTCGGTGCTTCTGAACCTATATTCACATCTTTTGTATTGTTTGGACGTTTGAATACCCTTTTTTGTTTTGTTTCATAAACTGTTCTTTTTGACAAACCTGTACCAGTTTCTACAGGTCGAGCGTCTAGCACGGTTTCATAATTATTCGGATTTAACCTATCTTTAATTTCTGCAGAAACATCAAGAACTGTTCTTGCTCCTTTTCCTGCAGCATAAGCAGTATTTTTTGCAGCTTTAAAAGCGTATGGTGCAGCAGCTTTCCCACCTGCTTGCAATGCTTTACCACCTGCACCTAACGCAGCACCTGCAGCAGCTCCCGAACCTGCTGCCTGTGAACGTTCAGCCAAAGAACCTTGAGGATTTGCGACAAATCCGTAGCCTGCCCCAACTGCAGAACCTTTTGCGATTTCTTGAGCTGTTTTAGCAATCTTTTCAGCTTTGCTAAGGTTACTCGCTGTTTGTGCTGTTTTTCCTAAACCTGCAGCTTTTCCGACAGGCAACATTGCAGGCAAAAATTCGCCAATAGTTTCAGCAAGAGGTACTTTTGCTTGGTCTTGTCTTGCTTTCAATTTATGAGCGATATAATTTTTGTATTGTTGTTCAGAAATCAAGCCTTTGTCAAACATTATATCCGTAATCAAATCAGCTGTACCCTCAACAGGAGCTACAGTTTGTATTTTTGGATTATATTCTCTACCCATATAAGAAGCTGCAAACGCTTCGGGAAGATTAGCTATACCACCTGCAATATCTGACATAGCTTTATCAATACCGTGTCCGACTGCAGGCAATACAGAACCTAAATTAGACGGATTTTGAGCAATATTTGAACCAGTAACGGCAGTTTGATTTTTCAAATCTCCAATAAATTGTGGAATACCGTGTATTAATCCTGCTCCAAATCCTTTTAAATCTCTTGCAACGTTTCCCAAGCCTTGAGCAACATTAGGATTTTGTACAGGTGCATTCAAACCTTGACCGAAATTATTTACAAAATTTTGAGAATATTTAATTCCACCTTGTAACATATTTTTTGCAGAATCGAATATAGGATTAGTCTGTCCCTCTGCAAAATTCGGTTGAAAACCGTCTGTGGATTGTGCTGCGTCCTGTGGATTTGCTAGAATATCATCAAAAAGATTGCCTGCTTTTAGTTCATTGTTTTGAGGTTCAACCGCTATTGGTTCTTCCCCTAATATATCATCATATAATCCCATTTTTATTTTTCCCTCTATTTATCAACGTATTTCATTGGATCTACACCGTATGTTTGTATAAATCTTGCTCTTGCTTCTCCTGCTTTACTAGCAAAGCGAGGATCGCTTATAATTCGAGTAAACCCTGCAAGGTCGCTGTTCCAACCTTGTTTCTCTTGTGGTTTTGACTTAGTTGCAGCTTTACCACTTCCACTGCTTTTCTTGCCTGAATTATTTGCTCTAATTAGATTTGCATTAGCGTTAATTTGTTTTGTTTCGTTATTCACCTGATTATTTCTTTTAGTTTCTTCCAATGTCTTGAAGTGCCAATCCATTAAATCTTTACGATATTGTTTCAGATTTTCTTGTTCAACTTCCTTATATTGAGGTTTCATCAAAGCGTCCATATCAGTAGATGTTAGGTTGCCAAACATTCCAGTGTCAGTTTGAATACCTTGTTTAGCCAATGCGTCTTGGTAAATATTGCTTAATGCACGGTTGCTACCATATTTTGCAGCCATTCCTGCACCATATAATGGATTGCCTGTCAAAGCTGTAGATATTCCACCTGCCAATAGAGCTTGAACGGCAGGTTTATTAACCATACGTCCGATTGTTCCTACGGCTTCTCCCAAACGTCCCATTTTTGTTTTATCAGTATATGTTGTTTCGGTTTGTGGCTGATATGCTGCTTGGTTGTTGCTTATCCAATTTGCAATGTCTTTGTTACCACTGTTTTTACCCTCTGCCACTGCATTAACAACATTTTCATCTATTCCTTGATTTCTCAAATCATTTTGATAATTGACAAGAGTTTCATTCGGTAATGTTGTTGTTTCTGCAAATTTATCACTTTTCAAATTTTCAGGAGAAAATGCAGTATTTCTGTTTTCGTTATAACCTTTTGAAAAGTCGCTTATTCCATTGATAAATTTGTCTAATAAGCCTTGTTTAACCTGTTCTGTAGCTGAAACATTACCTGTTTGCTGTGCTTGCCCACTTGCTAACGCTCTAGCGTTTGCGATTTCTTGTTCAGTTTGAGGAATTGCGATTCTTTGTCCGTCCTGTGCATATTCATTATATGCATTTATATAATCGGACATATCTTTATTACCCAAATTCAAACCATTTAAAGCTGAATTTATAGTATTATTATCCCAACCAACATCTTTTAGAGATTGTGAAAATTGCTCTTTTGTAGTTGGGTAAGAATTTTGCATATTTGCAGCACCACCAGTCATATAACCACTATTGTTTTGCAAAACAGGAGTAGTATAATCTTGATTTTGCATACTTTGAGCTATTTGTTGAGTTTGTGCAAGCCTTTGGTCTGATTCTGCGTTTGCTTGTTGTGCCTGTTGCATTGTGGAATTTAACAACGCTTGACCTTGTTTTTTTGCAGCTTTTCTATTTGTACCAGTTGCAGCCATAACACCTAACGCAACTAATGCACCAATAGGATTTGCTGTAGCTGCTGCTCCTGCTCCACTACCTGCTGCAGCTCCCCCTGCAGCTGCTCCACTTGTTGCAGCACCAGTAGCTGCTCCAGTTCCTGCTGCTGTCAATCCTCCAACGGCTTCTCCTGTAGCTGCTCCTGCTGTAGCTCCTGCAGTAGTGCCCGAAAGAGTAGAACCTAAACTAGAAATACCATTGCCTAAAGTTCCCAATGCTCCACCTTGCGAAGCAACGCTTGAACCAAGATTTTGCAACCCTTGACCTGCGACACCCTTAAAATAATTTGACGGAGCATTCAAGAGGTTATTTGCAGAAGTTGCACCATTAGACATAGTGTTTCCAAATTTACTCATAGAAGCACCTAGTTTTTGAGCAACTTCATTATTTACAGAATCTTTCAAGGCATTGCCGATTGTAGAAAGATTGTTACCATAATCGTTTAATTTCCCTAAAGAGCCTTTAAGGCTATTTTGTTTCTGATTTTGTTCAGCAATTTGTTGTAAATATAGTTGATATAATAAATTATTGTTATCCATATTATCCCCCTATAGTCCGTAACTAACGCTACTTGAACTACCACTTGAATTTGTATTTTTGCTTGCGTTGCCACTTGAAGTATTAAGAGATTGAGCTTGGTTTCCTGATACAACGTTGTAACCCTGCAAAGCATAATTCATAAGGTTTGTAATGATATTAGCCGTATTTTCTTGGCTGTTAGTAAGTAGATTGGCAGTATAGTCGCTAATTGCGTCATTTTGTTGTTTTGCCAAATTATTATACAAATCTGTAGCTTGAGAACTTCTTATCATATTTCTTTGAGATAACGGAGTTATGATGTTGTTTTCAAGATTTTTTCTTGTTTCGTTATTCAAAGTTTTTGTATAAGCGTTCAACTGTGCCTGATTTGTTGCAGTATCAAGACTTGGATTTAAGTATTGATTTAACAAATCGTCCATATTTGCATTCGTAAAATTGTACACGCTGCTTAGAGCTGTACCGTCTTTTAAAGATGTTGTAGTTCCGCTGTCATTAGTCGTTGAAGTTACATAAGGATTTGTTGTTGTCGTATTCTTATATGTAGTTGAAGAACTAGACTTAGAACTAGATTTTGAACTTGAACCACCCATATTTTCCTACCTTTCATATTTATAAATATTGTTACCAATTTTTTTAAAACCACATTTATATAAGCAATAAATAGCTGTTTTGTGCCTTGTTTCTGCATAAATATCACAATCGAACCATTCGAAAGTTAGCTTTAAGCATTTGATGTTTGTTTCGTGAGTGTGCCTATTTGCAAAAGCATTTACAAACAATTTACCGTCCCGATAATAGTAATAAATGCACCCGATATGCTTGCCGTCCTCAAAGAAAGAATAAAAATATGTGTTTTTCACTACATCTCTAAACTTTTCATTGTCGCCTATAGAATGCTGATACTTTTGATAAAGTTCCTCGCATTCTTCATAATTAAAATTAATATCTGTCGGAATAAAAACTTCAATCACACCTGCTTCACCTTTATTTTGCTAAATTCTATATTTTTTATGGAGAAATTCTGCGTTTCGTTTTCTGTATAAATGCTCATTTCATCAACTTTAAACGTTGCGTTAGGGAATTTTCCTACGGCACTTGTTGCTTTTGACGCCCAGTAATTTACACCCCATAAGCCAACACCCCAAATAAGGAAGTTTTTTAACTTGCTCTTAATTAGTTTCACTTTTGGTTTCTTAAAATTGTTATAGTTTTTGACGTATTTAACATAAAAAGTATTAGAATACGGTAAATCGAATGAAACTCTTGGCGGAAATACAAAAATTTTCAACGTGTTCATAGCTCCCAAATTTAAAGGAGAACAGTTGTAATAATGTTGAATGTACTCGCCATTAAAAGTATTTGAATTGTATTCTTCAAGAATATTTCCGTCATTTCCTGCAGAATAAAGAGTATTTCCGATAACTCTAACAGAATTTATCTTTTGAGATTTTCTCTTAACCCATTCACCTTTTAAATAGTCATAAATAAGGATTGTAGAGTATTCCTCATCAGATGTTGGCAATATCCACCAAATCTCATTTCTTTCGGTAATAAATACTGATTCAGCCTGAATATTGTCGTTTTGGTTAATATCTATATTCAACAATTCCTCTTGAATTTCTACGGCTACGTTTTGCCCTAAGGTTTTTTCACCATTGACTACCTGTTTGAAAGAAAATACAGATTTTTTCGTATGGTCATAAAAATACAAATCAGTGTCGTGGAATACAAGAGCGTGAATTCCTGCACAACCACCAGGCGAATCATCACTTAATGAAAAATCACCGTCTGAAACTGATAATAGTTGAGAACTATCCTCAAAGAATATAGCCAAACTGCCCAAATATTCGTGAATAGCAGTGATAGACTTAATACATTCAATATATCCTGCCGTAGTAGTCCATTCAGATTCGGCTGTAGAAAAATCATAAATATTAGACGTTACCGAATACCAAAGGACGTTACCACTAAAGATAAACAATCTATTATTGAATAATGCAGCACCCAAGCCTACAACATCTCTACCGTCCCTATCTTTAAGTATCATATCGACAATCTCTGACGAATTGCCACTGTCGTCAACTGCTCCAATTTCAAGAGTAAACATTTCTTTTCCGTTAGTGAAGAAGAACAAGTCCGACCACCCTTGCTGAATATCGAAGCCGTTAGATACTCCAGTTACAGATAAACCACTTTTCTTCAATTCAAGAGTATTATAATTAAGATTATATCTATACAATTTCCCTTGTACGTCATTTTCTGTGTGAACAAAGAAGTATGTAGTCTTGTTTTGAACACTCTCAAAGATATTTATAATTCTCTCTGAACCAACTAGCGAATTGTTTATGGAAACGTTTCCTTTTGCTGTTCTGATACCTATACCACCATTGACACCAGTGTAGTAAAGTTCTACGTTCTGAATATCTTGTGCCGTAATCAAATCTTCTGTAAATTGAGCGTTTCTCTCTCTAATTCCACCAAATTTATTACATATTAACTGTGTTATTGTACTCATTATTTCTTAGCCTTTGGTACTGTTATTCTATATACAACTAATTCTCCAAGATAAATTCTCTCGACCAGTTCCCCTTGCAAATACAAAGGTACACCCGAATTTAATTGGTTTTCGCCTAGATATATTACACTTTCTATAGGTCTAGTCATCTTGTAAACCCCACGTTCCTACACCCCACGCAGCACTTCCCCAAATCAAGAATTTTGTCGAAATGATATATAGAGTGTTTTCGTCTTTTTCTGCAAGTGCGTTATAATCTTCTTGAGAAATTTTCTGAATAGAAATTCCCGAAGTTCCACCACTTGCATTGTTATCTATATAATTTTTGATAGCTTTTTGAGAACTTATGACCTCATCACTAGGACTATTTCCACCCAAAGTGCTATCTTTGCTTATGTTTAAGAATTTAGACATATAATTAACCTACTATCGTTGCTTTATATACACCTGCTGAAATATTGCTTGAAGAATTGATTTTGATAGTTATTGTGCTTGTTGTGCAAGTAATATCAGCATAAACCTCTGCTCCTGTTGAAACTTCTTTAACAGAAACAACAACATCAACCGATTTTAATGTGTTTGACACGCTCCAAGTACATACACCACCTGAAACAGTAAGAGCAGGGTTAGTAGCAGTTAGTTTTTTTGTAGCTCCTAAATCATCTGCAGTTATGGTAACATCAGAAGATAACGCTTTGCCGTTTACTTTTCTTGTATTAGGAACGTAACCTGATAAATCTATACGATTGCTACCAAGTTTTTCAAAAGCTCCATTGATTAACATATAATCATCATACAAATCGCCTGTAGCTCCGTCAGAAGCTAATATCATATAGATTGTATATTCGTTAGCGTCAGCAACGGCAGGAAGTGCTGTAACGATTTCTCTTTTTATGTGCCCTGCATTTGCAACGGCTGTAGAAATTGCCGTATCTGTTTGAGTTTTAGTGTAATAATTCCCCAAATCTTGGTGCGTTGTCAAATATTGACTGTGCGTGTGAGTTGGAGAAGAACCCAAATCATCTGTAAACGCACTTAATTTTGTTGGAGTTCCTGATAAATCAGAGAATTTTCCACTTGTAGCAACTTTTGCTAATGCACTTTGAACTTCATCACCAAGAACTACATCAGAAGTACCGTTGAAATAGTGAAATCTATTATCAGCAGTATTGAAATATAATCTACCTGCTTTAGTTCCAGTCGGTGCAGTTGCTAAATTCTGTAGAATAACGTTCTGTAACTCATTTCCATTCAGATTTACATCTACTAAAATGTTTCTTGACATTGTTTTATCTCCCTTAGTTTAAGTATGCTTTCCCTTTGAACCCACCATTAAAATAAATTTCTATAGTGTTTTCATCAATGTATCTTACTTCCCCCTCAACCACATTGTCGGCACTGTCAACAATAGTTACAGACGGTGTTTTGCTTAAATTATGGTTTATTACCCACGTGTCGTTTGCTTCTGCTTGCTCATAAACGTAGGTAGTTGCTAAAGATTCTTGAAGCTCCTCACACTTGCTTTCCAATTCTTCAATCGCATTGGCTGTAACGTCTTGCACGTTTTGAATACTTGTGTTTTCTTGTGCTTGTATTTTTTCTGTAACTGTGAGAGCTGAATTTTCAGCATTTTCAGAGCTTTGTTGTGCAAGATTTGCATATTCTTCTGCCAAATCTGCCCAATACTTAGCCTGATTGTTAGATGTTTCAACAGCATTTGAAAGACTTTTTGAGCTTGTTGCAACTCTAATATTTTTACTAGCGGAAGTAGCTTGAACGTTATAAACTTTGCTTGCACTATCCACCTGTACCATTTGTACCCTCTACTTTCTTTGGATAAACTGTAATTGTGTTGTTCTCTCCAACTTCTTTGTTGCCGATAACCAAAGTATCTTCATTTCCAAGTTTGTCGCATAATTTTATCCCAAAATAGTATTCGGCATAATCATCAGACTTTTTAACAGTCATCAAATCGGTGAGAGTAGAAGTAAATTTCAAATTAACCATACTTTTCAGGTTCAAATCTTCCTTGATTTCATCACCAATCGGATTTCTATTTGCGTCTTGGACTGCTAGATAAACCGTATATGCTTTATCTGTAGGCAATCCACTAACTTTATATTCTCCAGTATCACCTTGCGTTAAGGTTATATCTCCTGTTTCTTCATCTACTAAAAACATTTTTATTATCTCCACCCAATTCTTTTTTCTAGTTCAATACCTCTTGCGTAGTCGCATAGGATTTTGTATGCTTCATCATATTGCCGTTTGTATCCTGAATGGTTTTCGTCCGAATCAGAAGCTATTGCATAGACCATTGCTAATGGTAACAGAGCAGCTTTGAACAAATACTCATATTTTTCAGGAATATCGATATAATCATCTTCATTTTCGAGTGTTGCTTTAGAGTTTCCGTCAACATCACACGCTGCGTAAATCGTCCAGTATTCAATATCCATAGTGTAATTCTTATCGGGTGTAGGATATAAATACAATTTATCGTTTTTAATATAAAATTTTGTTGGTGTATCTGCTTCCACATCTTCCAACGTTTCAAAATCAGGCTCATAACTAAGGTAATTTTTGTCTATTTTAACTGCATAAACCTTTTTTCTGTTTACGACCTTTTGAGCTATGTTCCCGTTAGGAGTGGAATAAGAATTTACTCCACTCTTAACTTTGACCGATTGAGTTTTACTACGGAAAGGGAATTTATAAGAACACCAAAGAGTATTCAGTGCTTTTTGAATAGAAGTAGTAACAGACGTTTCGAACTCGTCTATTGCTTCAACTTCACCGTCAAACATAGACCACGCTTGACCTGTCATTTCGTTATATAAATCAATAAATGTTATAGTCATATTACTACCTTTTAATCCTATTCGTCAGTTTTTTCTTTTTGAGTTCCGTCATTTTCAGCTTCGATAATCACTGCAATTATCTCGTCTTTTTTAGTTTTTGTGCATTCGATATTGTTAGCTTTGCAATATTCTAATAAATCTTTATTAGTCATTTTCTTTAATTCAGCTTCTCTATCATCTGCATTATCATCACCTACAACCTGTTCAAAAGTTGATGTTACAACTTCTGTTTTTTCTGTAGGCATTTTAAAATCTTTATCTAACACTTCAAAATTCCCTCTGTCGGATTTAATTGTGTCGATAACATCTGTTTCGGGAAGATTAAACACAATACCTGTAGGAATGTATTTAACTTCAATATATTTAATATCTTTTGCCATTTCTTCTCCTTTAACTCTTGTAATGCTACAAAAGAGGGGATTTCTCCCCTCTCATTGCTACTGTTGGTCAGCAGGAGTAATTCCTGCTCTTTTTGCTGTTGCAAAAATTGTACCTGCTAATGTGCCGTCCCCTTGAACATTAACTGTGCAATCTCTGTTTTCGAAACGTGAAATATCTTGTAATCTGATAACTGTTAAGCCAGTACCACAAGCAACTTTCAAATCACCTAAAATAGCGTTAGGATAATTATCACCTGCTTTAATTACAAGATTTCCTGCTGTAGTTGCGTTTACAAGTATTGCGAGTGAGTTATTTTTGTTTTTCAATGCGTCGACGATAGCCATATCAGTGTCGATTTTTACTCCCTCTACAACACCGACTTCAACTGATTGTGTAGCTTCTTGACTTGGTAAGCAAACTTTAATTTCTGTTGCCATAATTATTTCTCCTTTTTGGTTTAACTACTAACTAAGAAAGGGGGAATACTCCCCCTCAAAACTATTTCAAGAGTTCTAAAGGTGCATTGATTTTTACAGCACCTAAGAAATCAGCTCTTGGAGCACCAACACCATACAAAGCATAACCTTTATAGTTAGTGTTGAAGTTCTTTTCAGGTGTATAGTGTTGCATATTCAAATCTTTAGAAACACCACCTGCAAGAGTTTTACCTCTTACACCGAATAATGGATATATAGCACCGTCAGTATTTCTAGTTAAATCATTAGAAACTAAGATATCCCAACCATACAATTTGCCGATAAATCCTTTTTCGATTTTCTTATGACCTGATTCAACTCCTTGATAGAATTCATCTAATTGACCAAGATAGAATTGGTATTCAGGAGGAACGATTGCAATCATAGAACCAGTAACCCAGTTTGTATGACCTTTATTGTCGCCTAATTGGAATTTAGATTGCATATAAGCGAAAATTTCTTTTGCTAATTTTGGAGTAAGGTCGATTGCAGAACCATTATCATCAACGTAATGACCTGCACGAGTGTATAACGCACCGTAAGCCTTATCAACCATAGCTGCAAATTGTTTAATAGCGTCATCAGTATAATTTCTGATAAGTTCAACTTGAGCTTCATCTGATTTAGCGTTTTTGATAACATCTTCTTCAATTTTTTTAAGACCGAAGTGTACTGCCATACCTTTATCAATCTTAATTTTTGTAGAAGCTGATACAACTTGTTCTGCTTCAGGTAGGTCGCCACCGTCATAAGCAAAAGTTTTAACCATACCAGGCATTACTACATCAACTTCATCACCTTTGCCAACACCTGTTTTCAATTCAGTGTGAGCCAATTTACCTACAACAAGTTCATTGTAGATATATTTGTTAAATGCCTTTGAAAAAGCACCTTTAATTAATTGTTCAATAGCCATTTTTTAAATCTCCTTTTTTAAATTAACTCTGATAACCTTTTGTCTAAATCTTTTTCAGACAGTTGCAACAGACTTTTACCGTTTGTTGCCTTAGTTGCATTGCCACCACTTGTCAAACCTGCAATTTCATCAGTTGCAGAGCTATTTTCATTGGTAATGCTTCTTTCAATACCGTCAGCTTTCAAAACTGCTGTAGCGTATTGTTTCATAAGCTCTACGAATTTGTCAGTATCCAAATCACAACCGTAGGCTCTAAATGCTTCTCCGTAGAGAGCAGCAAACGCAGGATTTTTGAACTCATCAGCGTACTTGTTCACATTTTCGTCAAGATATTGTTTTGCAGATTGTTTAACTTGTTCGTGTAGGGCTTCATTTTCTTTTTCTTGAAGTTGTCCTTGAAAAACTGCGTTTTTACCTGCCACATTCTTGATTGTTTCAACAGAGAACTGAGATTCTATTGTTTCTAATAATTCATCTGTCGGATTTGCTTTGTACTCATTCAACAGATTTCTCATTTCGTCAGGAAACTCACATTCTTTGATGTGCTGTTCGTACTCATTAGCAATGAACTTAGCAACTTCCTTATGGTTTTGATAAGATTGTACGTTATCAAATCCTTTGGTTTGAGCTTCTGCAAGCTGCATATTGGCGATTTGCTCTCTTAACTTTTGAGCTTCCTCAGCTGCTTTTCTAAGCTCTCCGAGTTCATTAGATTGTTGTCCCAATTTCTTTTCTAATTCAGAATAGCTTTTGTTTGCGTCATCTAATGAATTAAACTTGCCTTGTTGCTTCGCAGTTTCTGAACTGTCGTTTGCAGGCTCTTGGTCGTCAACAGTTTTTTCAGAGTTCTCGTCTTGGCTTTCTTCTTCGGTTTCGCCTAACGGCTCGTGATTGTCAACAACTTCTGAGTTGTCTGTTTCTACTGCTTCATTTTCTGCTACTGCATTGCTGTCGTTCGCTTCTAATCCCATAATTTTCTCCTATTATTTCCTTTTTTCTTGAAGTTTCAAAAAATCTTCTTTCCATTCATCAGTTTTGCCGATAAGTTTCAGCATTCCTCTGATTTCTTTTTCGTCATAATCTCGTTTAGCGTATCCAATAATCATTTCTAACTGTTTTTCTTTGATATGTTTGTAGATATCAGATGTAACTAAGCCAAATCTATCTCTTTTTTCGTTAAATTCTTTTTCGTCCATTTGTTACTCCATTGGTTGAGCTTGTGGAATACTTGCGTCAGGTACAGGCTGTTCAGCTTGTTGCGTTGGTGCTGTTGCTTGTCCACCGTTTTGTTGCTCTTTTTGTGCATTGAATTGGTCAACTAAAGCTCTAACATTTGGATTTTGCATAAGCATTTGTTGAACCTCAATAGGCATTGAATCAAGTTGTTGTAAAAATCTTTCAGGATTTTCAACGTCTTTCTGTTCCATATACCAAGTGAACAATTCTTGACCGTTAAGAGGGATAAATTGTGCAAATTCCTTGCAGGCATTAACCACAATATCTGCTTTATTCCCTCTTTCGGTCGTTGCCGTCCTGTCAGCGTAGGTGTATCTGTAATCAGCTTGCCTAATTTCATCAGTAATTGTGATAGTTTCTTTCTTGTTACCACTATTCACGAAGATATCTTCATCACCACTCTTGAAATCGGCACAAAGTTTAGCAATCTTTTTAACATCTTCAACGATTAAATCTTGATTGATTGTATCAACTAACATAGAAAGTCTTGTCAATTGACCTTGAGCTTTTGTTGATATTTCTGTAGCAGTTTTGCTTCTGCTTTCGTCAGCACCTGCCATATTAGGGAATATCCCTGAAATTTCTGCCATTAAATCAGAAACGAAAGTTATATCATTAAGAAAGATTGATACAGAAAATTCCATAGGTTTAATTTCACTTGGAGAAAGATTATCTCCAAACTCAATAATCTTGCCTGGATAAAGTTTGACTTCTTCATCATCAAAAAATCCTTTAGGTGCATAGATTGGTGGATTTTCCTGCAAAGTCTGCATATCACAAGTTCTATTCATCAAATCTTCTTGAAGTTCGGCTAAAGATAGAACACAATACAGTGGAGAAATTCCTCTGCCTGTTTCGGGATCGTTAATCCAACTACCGTATGTGAAAGGATTTACTATTCTGTTATTTTTTTCAAAGCGTACAACGTATTTACGAGCAACAACCACCACGTGCCAATTCTTTAATACTGTACCGTCTTTGAGTGTAAGATTTCCCCAGTGTTCCAAGACTTCAACAGTCTTAGAATTATTTGTTTTGTGTTCCAAATCTGTATCAAGTTGAGAAGAAGCAGCATTTACATCTTTGTCAACTTCATTTCTGATAGCTTGAGCGACTTCATCAGAAATCTTGTAATATTTGTTGTTGATAATATCCTCAGGCACTCTGTATGACTTGTAGATTTTAGGACATTCGTCCCAGTTTTCTTTTTGTGCTGCGTCAAATACAAAGTTAGCAGGATTTACTGGATAAACAAAAGGATTGTCATATATTGGTTTCTCATCAATAAAATGGAATTTACCTTTTGCAATAGCTTTAAGAGCGTTCGGTTTCAATAAATCCTCTTTTTCAATTTTCTTTCTGAACTCTTGAGATTTCTTTTTCCAAGCAACAAAAGAGATTATTTCACCGTGCAATAGAGCATAGTCCATAATCTTATCACAAGTCTTTGTATAGTCCATTTTGTCTAGGATATCGACTAGCATTGCTTTTTGCTTGTTGCTGTCGTTATCGCTCTCTTGATTTTCGCCTGAAACATCAAACATAGAATTCGGATTAGCATAGACGTTTTTCCAAATAAATGCTTTTAAAACTTGATAAAACATATAAGTTTTGCACATTTTAACTTTAGTTTTCCACGCTTCATACTTCTCATCTTCAGAAGTTGTGTATCCATTTTCTTCGTTAGATTTTTTAGTTTCTGACTTTTTGAAGAAAATTTCATTGATTAAATCTTCAGATTGTTGCAAATTTTGAGAGCGTCTGCCGTTATAATTGTCAAAATCTGATGAAATTCTTTCAGCTAATTTGCCAATTTCGTCATCAGAAAGTTTGCGTTCTTTGTTATCTTTGTCTGTAATGTATTCAAAACTCATTTTTTATTCCTAACTTTTTGAATGTTTTCCACGTTTTTTGAATGTAAATATCACCGTCAAATTTTGGAGTTTTAAGACCAACGAATTGGATTAAGTAATCTTTCACCATTTGAAATGTAAGAAATTCTGTAATAGGTCTGTTTCCTCTCAGGCAATTTTTACTCTTGCTTGCTATTGCCAAATTACTTAGAGTAGTTTTCCCACCCAGTGAATGAGGGAGCAAGTGTTCAAGACTAATTGTTTTGGCTGTGAGTTTATCTCCATAAAGTCCGTATTGAACTCTTTTTTGCATTTCCTTATTCTTTATCCATTCAGACTTCAAGGGAGATTTGTATCCGAATGTAATCGGATTAGGTTTAATCTTCTCGATAATCACTTTGAATATTCCTTATAAAGTTTTTCGATTGCAATTCTGATGACGGTATTTTCTGAGCAATCAAACAAATTCTTTAAAAATTCGACCTTTTTCTTCTGCTCATCAGTCATTCGGACTAATTTCTGTTTTCCCATTTGATATCATCAACCCCGTAAAAAAGTGATAAAAACATATCATATTTGGTCTAAATTTATTCCATTGATAATTCTAATTTCAGGTTCAACATCTTGTGCGATTTCTTTATCTATGTTGAGTGCTTGACGTTGTCCCTTTTGTGCGTTGGCTATGGCTTTCATAATAAAATCTAAATTGTATGCACTAGCTTTTGTTTTCTTTTTTCCTTCTCGTAATTCTGATAAGTATTGATTAAGTAATAATTCTGCTATTTCTAAACCTTTGTCAAATAATTCGTTATGTCTTTCGTTCGCTTTAACTTTTCTATCTACAATTGTTTTAACTGTTTGTTGTGCAACTTTTCTATCAATTTCAGGCAATTTCTCTTGCTTTAGCTTTACCCAACCCTCCTCTCGGCTATGCTTAGCTACGATTGTTTTTGAGAGTTTGAATTTCTTCGCCAAATCTTCCAAACTTATTGAATGATGAATATAATAGTTTTTTATTTTAATCCAATCATTTCTCATTGTTGCCCTTTTGCTCTTTGTTTACTTGTTTGTAACATTGCTCTAAATAATGCCTTAATATCGCTTCTTTTTTTATCGGTTTTCTTAGTTTTCTTACTTCGTAATTCGTTGAGATTATTTCTTCTTTATCGAATAAGATGTATGAAAGTCCCTCAAGAAATGATGACGGCATTTCAAAAAATATATATCTGAGTAGTGCTAGTATCACCGTTTCTCCTTAAAAGTAAAGAGGGCAGTCGCCCTCAGAAAAATTCGTACTATATTAACTTTATCTTAGTGAGGTATTTACACAAGTCTAACCAACTCTCGACTACCATTAAAATCCACTGCGTATTGTTTCTGTTGATAACCGTTTTTTGTTCTCACTGTAGTGTTCACCCCATACACCCACCCAAAAGTTTTTTTTTACTGTTCACATCTTGTGAAGTGTATTGGATATTTCTTTTTTCTTGTTCTTTTAATCTACTTAAAGCTCTTGATTGATATGTAGTAGAAAGAACCAAATTTGTTTTTTTGTTGGTTTCGACTAATTCGCCAATTTCTCTATAACACTGTGGACAAGTTCCAAGTAATAATCGCCTATTGGTACACTCGTTTGTGTCGTCCAAGAACCAAATATTGCTTGCATTGAATTTGCCACAATGTTTCCTAGCCCCAAATCTCCTCATTAAGTGCGTAATAAGTCCTGCTCCTTTGGTGCAAGCTCTCGGACAGTTTTCGATACTACTCTACTCAGCCCTTGAACTCAAGAACATACCTGTATTATATCAAATTTTTTAGGGTAGGTGTACAAAATCCGATAAAATTTTTACATCTAATAACATCTAGTAAAATAAAACCACTGGTTTTAGTTTGATAGAACCACTGGTTATTTTTGACATCTTCTAAAAAATAACCTTATGTATATGTAGATGTAGAAGAAGAAGTATTAATGAAGAAGAAGAAGAATATGATAATGTATGCAAATCTATTTTTGTAATCTTGTTAGTATCCATACTTCAAGTGCATAACTTCCATTTCTAAGTTTTCTATCCGAGTTTCTAATAGGTCAAAATACAAATCATTAAGGATTTCTAGATTTTCTCTATGCACTCTATCTACACACTCTTGTGTCTTGCAGTTGTCATATCGGCTTTGGAGAAGTTTGCCAAAATCTGTACTTTTACTTTCGGCAGAACTTCCAAGAATATCGTCATACAGTCCAGACGTTTTTGTGCTTGTAGGAATTTGTTCTACGTCTTTCCATATATCGTGTTTTTGAGGTGGTGTCGGCACTTTTAATTTTGTAGTTTGGGCATAGGTTGGCATTGTTACAAGTAAACACAAAACACAAAGTAAACCTTTTAATCTTCTTCCCATTCTACAAGCTCCTTTAATTCGTTGAGTAACCTTTCGGAGTTTTCTGTGTGATAGATTTCTTCTGCGTTCATAATGAACAAACAAACAATTTCCCTAGCACTATCATAACCATAACTGTCATCAGGCGACACAAGCTGTGTCATAGCATTGAGAAATGGCTTGATATGCTGTGGAATATTGTTTGTAAGATTGTTACTCCAATCAAAAATGATGTCGTAGGCAATATTGTCTATGCCACGTTTCATTACACTTTACCCCGAATTAAACCGACAATCCTGCCGATTATGCGTACACTGTTCATTTCTTCTTTCTCGATTGTTTGTGTTGGATACAAATCTTTGTCCGAGTTATCAGAAATGATTGTTATCTTATCCAAATCTTGGACTAATCTTTTGACAAACAGTCTGTCGTTGTAACAGAACACGTACACTTGATTGTCCTTGACTTGTTCGCCCTCACAACTCCTAACAAGAAGTAAGTCCTTGTTTTGGATTGTAGGCGACATAGAATTTCCGTATGCGTTTATAGCTGAATATCTTGCCAATGGAAAATATTCAGAAAAACACATCTTTGGAATTTTTATTTTTTCTTTGACATCAGAATACTCAAAAGCTCCGTTTCCGCAACTTCCGAGAGTTTCGAAATAATAATCTACTATGACATCACTTCCTGTATCGTGGATATCATCAATAAATGTTTGATTTGCAAAGTT